CTTGGACAAAAGAGCAGGCTGAGGCGCACGGTAAACGGTTTTCTAAGACCTACAGCAAAGGCCCTTGGAGTTCGGATTTTGATGCAATGGCTCAAAAAACATTGCTTAAACAAATCATCAGTAAGTACGGGCCATTATCAGTAGAGATGGAGCAGGCTTTCACGGCAGACAATGAGTCAGAGGATGTTAAAGGAGCGCCTATTGACGTTACACCTCAAGAAGAAAACTTGTCTGATTTCTTGGGAGAACCTACAGAAACTGAGTTGCCTAAGCACGATAAGGAAACGGGAGAAGTTTTGGAAGAGGTAAGCTTCTTTGAGGGAAATACAACGAACATAGCAGAAGGTGTTTAAAACGGCCTAGAATCAATTTTAAGTGTTAGGTATATAAATTATCGACCAACTAATTAAAATTTGACGTAGAGCAAATAAGACGCTTTAAAATCGATTATGGAAAGGAGACGAAGTGAAGGCAAAAGAATTAACAGATAAGAATTATTATTCTGACAAAAACTGGTTATCTAATTCACGCTTCAAAGAATATCAAAAATGCCAAGCGAGAGCCTATGCTGTTGACAATGGGTTGTGGATTGAAGACAGGGATGAAACGCCCCTTCTTCTGGGCAATTATGTACACAGCTATTTTGAAAGCGAGGAAGCTCATGACGAGTTTTTGAAAGAAAACGGAGAAAAGCTTCTTGCGAAGTCAGGGAAAAATAAAGGTGGATTGAAATCAGAGTTTGTGATCGGAGATAAAATGATCCAATCATTGACTGAAGATGAAGGTTTTAATAGGCTTTACCACGGACTTTCTGGTGATGAAGTCAAAAAAGAAATGATCGTCTATGGAGAAATCGAGGGCGTACCAGTAAAGGGCAAGCTTGATAGCGTAAATCTCAGTCGTGGATATTTCGTGGATTTAAAAACCATGAAATCAATCTATACAGAGGAATGGAATGCGGAGTTGAAAAAGCGTGTTCCAGCGTCTGTAAACAATATACTAGGCTTTGGTTATCACGGTCAGTTAGGACTGTATAGGGAATTGCTGAAGCAAATGACAGGCAAGGAGTTTAGACCGTTGATCGTAGCAGTCAGCAAAGAGAACACTCCTGATAAAGAGATAATCAAAATTGATGAAGAATGGCTTGAAGAGGGTCTACAGAATATCAAGGATAACATTGCCGAAGTATGGAATGTTATCCAAGGCAAGCAAGAACCAAAGAAATGCGGACACTGCGATTATTGTAGAAGCCAGAAGAAATTAGGCGCATTAGTTAGTCTAAACGACTTAATAGAACTTTAAAAAACTATGAGCTGGGAACCTCAGTAAAAGCAACCTAGAAATAAGCGTCAGACTTTGGACGGATGACGTAAAGGATTTCACCAGCCAAGCCATTTGCTCACACGATTTAAAATTGGCTGGTGGATTTTAAATGAAAATATGAAAGAACCGATCGTTTTAGAATTTGAATTAAACCGCAAGCAGATGATATCTGCGAATGACAGACTGCACTTCCAGAAGAAGGCTAAAATCACAAAGTTTCTGCGAGAGCTTGCTAAATACGAAGGGTTAAATACGCTCAAAGATTATTTTGGATTGCCGTTTTCGGAAGAGGAATCATGTTTTGTACAAGTCCTTATCTTCTCTCCAACAGAAAGGATTTATGACCCTCCAAACTGGTCGCCAACAAGCAAGGCTTTGCTGGACGGCTTGACTGATGCGGGATTTTGGACAGATGATAACTACAACATTATCAAGCATACAATATTCTCGCACGGTGGAAAGTCTGGAACGAAGAATTACAAAATTAAATTATTTATTAGAGAGGTTGGGGAATGGAAAATGTAGAGAAGTTTTACTCAATCATCGAGGAAAAGCAAAGCGAATACAAGAATGTATTTGAATTTCTGCGCACGTTTATCTCAAACGAAAAAGAAGTAAGCTATATAGGTTCAAGGCTTCGTATCGACAAAAAGTGGGGGCGATTACCTCCCGTCGGTACAATGATTAAGCTAGCGCCTATATTTGATCAAACATTTTTTGAAACGTGCCTGAGAGAAAAATTAGACTCAGTTAAGAGAGATAGTGATGTTGATCTCGGTCAGAAGTATTTATTGAAAATTGATAGCGCGCAGAACACGACTGAGGAAGAGCGATTAAGGAAATTAAAACGCAAGCTTAAGCGTGAGATGCATTTGGAGAAATCGTGGGGAATTTAGAATGAAATTACAAAAATTAATTACAAACGTGAGTATAGAGATGAGGTGAGATTGTGGCATTTGTGGAACACAATAATCGTGAAAAAGCTAATAAATTCGCTGAGTATGTAACAGGTAAAGCATTGCGTGAGTATTTAGCTCAAAAAGTGAAACGATATTGCGGTGAGAATGTATCTGTTTTTGATGGCGCTGCGGGTTCTGGTCAATTAGAGCAATTTATCAGTATGACCGATTTTCATGCGGTAGAGATTCAGAAGGAAAGTTGTGAAGCTTTAAAAACAAATTTTCCGCATGCAGTCGTGAATAACCAGAGCTTTTTTACTTATCAATCAGATGTACAAGTAGATGCAATTGCAATGAATCCACCTTATTCTCTAAAATTGAAAGATTTACCAGAAGAAGACAAAAAGTCGATTCAAGAATTGTATCCGTGGAAGAAATCAGGTGTTGTTGATGATATTTTTCTGTTGAAGTCGATGGCTTACACGAAACGCTACGGGTTCTATATCATGTTTCCTGGCATTGCTTACCGTCAATCTGAGAAGAAAATGAGAGAGCTGGTAGGAAATAACCTTGTTGAATTGAATGTGATTCAAAATGGATTTGAAGATACCTCTATCAATGTCATATTTTTAGTGGTTGACAAAGAGAAGAATACTCCTGAAATTTTAAAAGAGATTTATGATTGTAAGGCCCAAAATATTGAATACCAAGAATCTGATACATTAGATTCGGATTTTAGATGGGTTGCGCCAAGCAAACCTGTAGAAAAGGAAGAGATAGACATTGACCAAGTAAATGCAGAGCTAGACCAAATGGCAATTGACCACCTTGAAAAACATCTAGCTAGTCAATTGATATTAATTCAGTATTTTAATGCAGATATTGATCTAAAGTCTTTCGTCACAAGATGTCACAAGGTTTTAGATGATTACTTGTTGATGTACAATTTTGCAGTAGGATTAGAATGAAACCAGATAAGATAACAAAGTACGGATTGCTAGAAGTTTGCGAGCTTATTTCAGGTACTAGAACGAAAACAACAGATGGCCCTTATTTTATCTATTGGTAGTTGACGACAAATGGAATCACGATTGGGTTTTGTATTCAGGAGATCGGTTTGTCACAATAGGAACATTATATGAGATAAGCGAATATACTGGTCTTAGCTTAGATACCTTGAAGGTGTATTCAAGAAAATGGCATCAGACGCATTTCCCAAATAGAAAAGCTTTGATAAGAATAGAAGATTAGGAAGAGGATTTGAAATGAAATCAACAACTGAAATGGACTTCGGCAGAATCAACATGGAAGAAATCAATGTTAATAATTTGAATTTGATGAAATGGGACAATCCAGTCGAAGAAGACAAGGTCAACAATCCGAGTCACTACAAGGGTGCATTTGGGCTTGAAGCGATTGATGTCGTCCGTAATTTTGCGGGCGATTTATCAGCCGTGCAAGGATTTTATTGGGGAAATGCGATCAAGTATCTATTGCGATTTCAGAGCAAGAATGGTTTGGAGGATTTAAAAAAAGCCAGAAAAAATCTGGATTGGTTGATTGAGGAGATGGAAAATGAACAAAATAGTTAACGCTCAAATCGAAGAAACTTTCTTAGGTCGAGAAGAGCATGGAATTCTAACCTGTTATTTGCATTTAAAAGGAAATGGTTTCGGTGTTGGACTTGGCGGACGAGCGCTTGACAGATACGATAAGAAAAAGAAAAGAAGAGTTGCTACACAAGAAGGTTTTGAACTTATTGATCGCATTATGACAATCGTGGACGTTAAGAAATGGGAAGATTTGATTGGGAAATATGTCAGGATAGAAGTATCTGAAGAAGGATTTGGGAGCAAAGTCACTAAAATAGGTAATCTTATCAAGGATGATTGGCTTGATTTTGAAAAGTTTTTTGATAAGGAGGAAGAAAATGAATAAGCAGGAATTGATTAGCATGTATGAGCGGATTAGTAATTTTTCTGAAAATGTCAATACGAAAAAAGTTATAGCAAACTTACAACAACTAGACAAACCGCAAGCAGGTCACGCAGAAAAAGCTCCATGCTATTTGCGAAACGTTATCGCACGGCTGAGAGAATTGCCATTGCATGACAGAGAGGTATGGTTGCAAGCCATCATGGCCGAATTTGAAGAAGATTTTTGTCACTCTATATGGCGTGAAGGATACGAGCAAGGCAAATTTGAGGGCACATGGGTTGGTGAACAACTCAAAGATGCCGATAAAATACGTAGAGAATTAAATAGACCAGTCGTACCGCAGTATATAGCGGAGTGGATTGAGTATTGTAAGAAATGTTCAGCTACGCTTCACGGAAGCATAAACCCGTACTCATGCTATGGGCATGCTATGACTAATGGCTTTGAGGGCGACGTTATAGAGGTTTTAAAATGGATTCGTGATAATAGCGAAATATACGCCCGTGCATGGCTTGACGGCTACGAGGTCGAGAAAGAGAAGCGGTATACGGTTAAGATAAAAACTTATCTTGGTCAGTTCTTGGGCAGATATTACCTTAATGATGAAGAATTAACGCCTCAATTCACAAGATCGCAACTTACGGGGAAAGGTGAACTCCCTACATTTACCCGCCAAGAATTAGAAGAAACAGGCTTCGGCTGGGCGTTTGATTGTGAAGGAATTGAAGTTGAGGAGGTGGAAGAATGATAGATAATGAAAATTTAAAAAAAGAAAAAGAATTGATTATTGCGATTTCAAATCTAAAAATAGAAATTATCAAGAAGTCTGATGGTCTGAGCAATCAATCATTAATTAATATCAAAAGGGAAGCACGAGAGCTATATGAATGCCTTGTGTGCTTGCAATATGATGCGAAGGAGGCAGATCATGACCGAGATTAAATTAATATTCTTCTTAGCGTCCTGCATAGTATCGTTCTACGCAGGGGTAGCATTTAATAAGCCTGTTGTTACTAACAAAGAAGAAGTTAATGGCAGGTATCATGTCACAGTCAGGCATTATGGTAAGTATCTGGTTAACAAAGATCAGTATGAATCAATTTCAGTCGGTGATGATATGCCCGAATTTTTAAAACGAAAGGATGATTAAAATGAACTCAGATAAGTATTTAAATTCATTTACATATTTCATACTCTGCGTATTTGTAGCAGTCGTATGCTTCGGATTTTATAAGCAATATGAAGCCAACCAAAATCTAAACGACAAGGTCTTTAGGTTAGAACGACAAAATGCAGAAATAACAGAACAGGTAGACAAGCTCAATAAGACTATTGACGCAGAGATCGCTAAAAATTTGAAAGAAACAGCGGAGAGAAATAATGTTGGAGGATAAGATAGCGCAATTAAAACATGCCAAGAAATGTTATTTGAGAGACCTAGAACCTGAGCACATGGCAGTCGTGCAAAGGGACTTTGGCCTACAAGTAGCATCGAAACGCAGGGATTGGTTGAAGAAGCAAGTCAAGAGATGTGATGAGGAGATTGAATGTCTGAAGAAAGAGTGATTCCGCTTTTGCCAGAAATCAACGAAAAAAGGACGATTAGAAAGGCAAAAGCTAAATTAAGAGAGTATCCGAAGTGGCGGGAGATTGCCTGTGATGAAGCTATCCAGAAAGTAACGCAGGAATTTACTTTTGAAATCCGTGGAGCGAGCGGGCCTAATAGACCTATCGAGAACCTAGCAATTAGACGCGTAGACGCTCTGTCTGAGCTGGAAGAGATCGAGCAGGCAGTATCAAGACTGTTCAATCCAACATACAGATTTATTTTGTATTCGCGATTTTTGAAAAACGTGCCTGACTCTGCGTATGTCATCTACACAGAATTAGGTATCGAGAAGACGCGCTATCAAGAATTGTTAGATAGAGCCTTACTGGCATTTGCTTGGCAGTATCGTGGTGCAGTACTGGTTTGTGAAAAGCGGTAATTTTGCGGTAAAAATGCGGTAAAACTGCGGGAATTATTAGGCCGAGATAGTGATAAAATAGTAGTATCAAAGATTTGGCAAGAGGTCTTTGATTATCTAATTCCTTTAAATAAACTTCCGGGGAGAGAATGATAGATTTTAACCTGATGCGATTTCAGGCTCTCTCTTACATAACCGCAAACAATAAAAAAATAGAAGTTCGTACAGTATCGCGCCTCTGCGGTTAGGGCGCATTTTGGGGATAATGGTTAAGAGGTCTTTGAGTCTCCTTATGTATTTTTAATGTTCATGTTCGTGTTCATGGTTACCTCGCAAAAACCTTTTTCAAAAATCTTTGCCTCTTCTGGTTCGATTCCAGAGATTCCCTTCAGTCGCTCATGCGACTTTTTATTTTGTCCGAAAGGTGGTGATGGATATTGGGTTGAATCAACGACAAAAGATATTTGCTAGCGAATATCTAAGGACTGGCAATGCTTATCAGTCGGCAACGCTGGCTGGATATAGCGAAGCTTATGCCAGAGGAAATGTTACAAAATTATTGGAAAATGAGAGCGTAAAGTCCTTTATCCAAGCTAAAATGGACAAAATGCATGACAAGAACATCATGAGCGCTAGAGAAGCTTTGAGCATCTTGTCTGACATCGCTAGAGGTAAGCGGGCTGAAGAAGTTTTGATGATGAATCCTGTGACTGGCGAAGTCGACAGACTGACGAAAAAAGCTGACAACGCAACAGTTATCAAGGCAATACAAGAAATCTTGAAACGATATCCTACTGCTAAGCAAAGCGAGAAGATGGAACTTGAAATAGAGAAACTGAAAGCTCAGCTAGAAACTGGTAATATGGCCGAGACTAACATCACGATTATAGACAGGTGGGCAGAAGATGACGATTGACATCCAGAAGAATGTGAATCCTCATTTTAAGCCTGTCTGGGTGTCTAAATTACCCTACAATGTACTGGCTGGTGGTCGTAACTCTTTTAAATCTTCGGTAGTCGCACTAAATATGGTCTATGGCATGGCTAAGTTTTTGAAGAAAAACAAAAAAGCAAATGCTGTCGTCATTCGTAAGGTCGGAAATACTATCCGAGATAGTGTGTATTTAAAGATTCAATGGGCATTGAATTTATTCGGACTCTCAGGTCGATTTAAAGCCACTGTATCACCGTTCAAGATACAAGATAAGGTTACAGGCTCGACGTTCTATTTCTACGGCCAAGACGACTTCCAGAAGCTAAAATCGAATGATATTGGGAACATTATCTTTGTTTGGTATGAAGAGGCTGCAGAGTTCTCTAATCAAGAGGACTTTGACCAGACAAACGTTACCTTTATGCGTCAGAAACACCCTGATGTACCGTTCGTTAAGTTTTTCTGGACGTATAACCCGCCTAGAAATCCATATAGTTGGATCAATGAGTGGTGGGATAGTTTGAAAGAGCGAGAAGATTATCTGCTCCATAAATCAAGCTATCTAGATGATGAGCTCGGTTTCGTGACAGAACAAATGCTAGCGGACATCGAACGGATAAAAGAGAATGACTACGACTACTACCGCTATATCTATCTTGGTGAGCCTGTAGGCCTTGGCACAAACGTCTACAACATGGAATTGTTCCACAAAGTAGATAAGATACCAGACGATGAACGTGTTATCGGTCAGTTGTTTGCAGCAGATACGGGACACCAACAATCAGCGACTACTTGCTTGCATGCTGTAGTTACTAACAAGCGCAAACTGTATCTTGTGGATAACTACTATTACAGCCCAGCAGGTAAGACGCATAAGAAAGCGCCTAGCGTGCTGTCTAAGGAATTGCACGAGTTCGTCACGAATCAAACGAAGCTATTTGTTAATGTGCCAGTTGTAGAAATGACAATCGATAGTGCGGAGGGAGCATTGAGAAATCAATATTTGGAAGACTTTGGCATTCGCTGGCATCCAGTAGCCAAGAAGAAAAAAATAGTTATGACTGAATACGTCCAATCCTT